GGAGAACGACTACGTGAAGGCCGGCGGTGCGCTTTCGGACGGTGCCATTACCCCGAGCGATATTCTCAATATCCTGGGTCTGACGAAGGTGCAGGAGTACATCGTCAATGAGGTGCAGGAGGTGTACCGTATGCAGGGCGTGAAGATCAACGACAAGCATTTCGAGGTGATCGTACGCCAGATGATGTCGAAAGTCAAGATCGAAGATCCGGGTGATACCCGCTTCTTCGAGGATCAGATCGTCGATAAATGGGAGTTTATGGACGTGAACGACGAGCTTTATGACAAGGTGGTCGTAACGGATGCCGGCGACTCTACGGCCGTACAGCCGGGGCAGATTATCTCGATGCGCAAGTTGCGTGATGAGAATTCGAGCCTCAAGCGTCGTGACCTGAATCTCGTCAAGGAGCGTGATATCGTTCCTGCGACTTCCACGCAGATTCTGCAGGGTATTACCCGTGCCGCATTGCAGACTTCGAGCTTCATTTCGGCCGCTTCCTTCCAGGAGACGACCAAGGTGCTGAACGAAGCTGCGATCCAGGGCAAGGTCGATCCGTTGGAGAACCTGAAGGAGAACGTGATTTGCGGCCACCTGATTCCCGGTGGTACCGGTATGCGGGAGTACGACAATCTGGTCGTAGGATTGAAGGAGGATCTGGAGGCGATTCAGGCTGCCAAGTAATAGATAATTTTTATCATAATCGAACGGGAGCGGACGGAAAGTCTGCTCCCGTTTTTTATGGGGTTTTGTCACCTGCTTCCGGAAGATGGCGGACTTCGTTGCGGAGTTTTTTGGTCGCTTCGCAGTTCAAGCCATGTCGGGCGAATAACCGGGACACCGAATTGTTCTGGCTCGTTTTTGTGGCTGCAATGGAAGAAACCGGATCGAACGAAACTATTTCGGATGTCGATATGATCGGTGGTATGCCGTTGAAAGCTGGCTTTCGATCGGATTATATGGGGAGCAATATGCAAACAGGACGACCGGGTAGGTCGTCCTGAAGAGAAGATAGTAGCTCCACCGCGACTCGAACGCGAATTTGAAGTTAGGAAACCTTGTATTTATCTATTCTACAAGCCATATATTCAGCAAATTGCGAATTGAGCCGAAAAATATTTGACAACAATCTGACAACTTTTGCAAAAATGCGGGGTCGCCGAAGCAACACCCGCACAACGCACGATGCCGTAAAACGACATCGGTGCAAAGGTACAAATTATTTTCGACCGACAAAACGGAGTACGAAAAAACATCCCATGATGACGGTTGCGCAGATTGCAATGATGCCGAGCCAACGCAGGTTCTTCGGTGTCGAATCCTCTTTGATCTCTTCCGTGCCTGTGTCTTCCTGTTTGTTCGTCGTGGTTTGTTCGTTGGCGGCTTCGCGTAATTGCTCGTCGACGATCTGACGAATAACGGATTTATCGACGGTTGCCGTCGTGTTTGTGGTTTTCGTTTCCGTTGTGGTCGTCTGCTGGGGCGGCGGGATTCCCAAGCTGTCGGCAGCGGGGCTGCTCGTATCGTAGATGGTTGTCGTCGATTTCGTTTCCGTCGTGGTTTTCGAAATCGTTACGACGTCGCGCTGCTCCTCCGCCTGCTCCTGCGTTGAGATTTGCCGCTCCGATTCGGCTTGCTCTTCGACGCGCTCCTGCGCGGATGAACGCGAGGTGTTGCGCGTGGATGCACACGCGCAACACAAGCAGCCAATCGCAAGTAAAAGGATTACACGTTTCATGGTTCGAATTTAATTGCTAAAATGCGATTCTTCCATCCCCGCAGGAATTTCCGTTGGGATGGCTTTCGTCGGACGATATTTTCGACGAACGCGATGCGTGCCGCTTGTATCTGATGGAACAGCGGGTCTGCGGGGCGGCTGTTAAGTGCGGCGAGTGTTTTGCGGCCGACGATGCCATCGACCTCGACGCCGAGGATTTTTTGTACCTGTTTGATGCCGTGGACGCCCGACGCCCACACCCAATCGACAACGATATTTGCGATGGACTGATTTTCGATCTCGTCGGCCTTCCACCTATCCCAATACTGACATTTGAAAATCTCCATCCATTGCTCGTTCGTTATGATTCGCAGGTCGTCGGCATCAATGTCGCCGTCGCCGTCGTTATCGCATCCGTGCAGCCGCCACGTTGCAATCGTTATTCCTTTGTTGGTTGCTCCGCCCACATCGTCGGGGTCGTTCACATATCCGCCTTCCCACGATAGGATGAACGGAACGAGTTTTTGCGCATCTGCCATAATTGCCGTGGTTTTAATAAGTTATGCTATCGTCTTTGTTGGCTGTGTTTTTATTATTCCGGTCATCTTCCTCGATGTGGCATTGTTCGAGTTCGTCGATACCGAGCCGTCGCCCCAGCAACGAAAAGACGTTAAATGTTATCCGCTTGCCTTTTGCTGCAAAATAGTTAGACAAGCACGACGATAGTTCATTACCGTAAATGATGGCGAAAATCAGGTATTTCAGCCAGTCGGCGGCAAATCCTATCGAAATAGTAATGCCGAGCATGACCCAGCACAGGTATTCGCACATTTTGTTGACTGTGCGGCGAACCGCCCGCGAAATGCGCACACGCTCACCCCTTTTTCGGGCCGCTTCGCAGCCGAAAAAGAGATCGCAGACGATAACCACAGCCGCAACGACCAACCAAATGATCGAATCCGCAAGAGCTTGATAGAAAATCGACGTCAATATTGCTGTCGTCGAGTTTTGCACGATGGTTTCGGCCATTGTCGATTGTTCGGTCAATAGGTTCATACGGCGTCGATATTATGCGCCTGCTCTTCCTCGGCTCGTTCCGCTTCTCGCGTCGCTTCGAGTTTGGCCAGCGTCTGTTCGTTTCGGTTGTATTCGGCGTTTGCGGCCTCGTATCGGGCGAAATCGTCGGGGTATGTTTCACGAAACGACGTTCCGTTTTTGAAGCATTTCGCGGCCCGTTCGTCCGACGATGCCATGATCGCGCGCAGTTCCAACTGGCGCGACTGTAATTCGTTAATTTGCTGCTGTGTTTCCATCGTTGAGTAAGTTTTTGAGTGTGAATAAATCGCGTCTGCGTTGTTTGCGGACGTTGTATTTGCAGATTTCCCGTTGCCGGAAATGTTTGACGACCGTTGCCGTCGTGATGTCGTCGTCGAAACGGATATAGTCGCACCATACGGTTCCGACCTCTGCGGCGATGCGTTTACGAATGTTGAACGTATCGAAATGCCGCATCAACCCCAAATAGGAGTTTAGGATTGTCGCCAGCTTCTCGACATGCCGGGCCTTGCGGCGGCTACTGTGTCGGCACGCTTCGTTGTAGTAGTGAATCTTTCCGAAACACCGTGCGACGGTTTGGTTGTTCGTGTAGACGCGGTTGTATTTGATAACCGCACCTAAAAACTTGATGCCTTTCGAGTAGTGTTGCAGGTAGAATTTCCGCGGGTGCATCGTCAGTCCCCGTTCTGCGGCGAAATAGTTTCGAATATAAGGCATGGCCGTAAGAAACGATGCCTTATCCCGGACGACGAATGCGAAATCATCGACGTAGTTCACAGGAGCGAGGCCAACGGAGCGCATCCACCGCATCGCGGGTGCGTTGTAGAAATTCGCGTCGGATTGCGACGTGAGGTTCCCGATGGCTAAACCGAGGAACCAATCGACATTGTAGAGGCTCTTCGAGCGCGGCAGGTCAGCCCAATCGCAAAGTGGAGTTTTCCGCACGGCGTTGTCCTGCGGATTATGCAGCGTAACGACGCGGATAAGATACAACAGCGTATCCTTATCCCATCCCTCGTAGCGCTTGGCGACCAATGCGACCAACTCGTCGTAAAGACGGCGTTTGTCGATGCTCATAAAGAATGATTGCAGGTCGAATTTTGCCACATAACAGTCGGTGGTATAACCTTTCGACTGGTGGAATATCTGCTGTTGTAGGGCCTGTATGGCCGCAAGGTTGCCTTTCCCGACGCGGCAACTGAACATGTTATCGTCGAGTGTTCCGCATTCCTCGAAAAGAGCTTCGAGGCGCATGACGATATAGTGCTGCACGATTCGGTCGCGGAAATCGGCGGCTACCACTTCGCGCAGGCATGGTTTCGTAACGATAAATGCGATGGATTGCCGCGGGACATATTCGCAGTTGAACACCTCGCGGGCGAGCGCGACAAGCTCGCTTTCTTCATCAAGCCAAAAGCGTATCGCGTTAGCGGTATGCGCTTTGTTTTTTAAGCATAGGCGATATGCCGCCCGCATTGATTTATAGAACGAGGCGAAAGGGTCTACATTACCTTGAAATTCGGAAACCGGACGCACGGCGTTCGTGTTATACTTGTTGTTGTTGTTCACGTTGCCCGTGTTGCCGTTGTAGATGAACGCGTTGTTGGAATTGTACTCGCCAGTTTTTTGCATTGTCGGTATAACTATGAATGATAGTATGCAAACCCTTTTCAAAATAATAATTATAGGCTCTCTGCCGACGGCCCGTTGCTCTTGCCGACGACACCCTCGCCACGCAGAAAATAGTTTCGCCAACCCCTCGCCTCGTCTTTAATCTTTGCGATAAGCATATCGCATTGTGCTTTTGCGTCGTCACTCATCAGACCCAGCGCAACGGCCATCCGCAGTTTTAGCGACAGGGTGTCAATACGCAGGACGAAATCGTAGATGATTTGTGCGGCCCGTTTCGGGTCGGTTTGATGATTCGCCCGCAGTATCATTTCCTGCGCTTCCTCTGCCACAACGTCGATGCGGTCGCCGATAGTGAATTTGTATTTGCGATTGAATTCCGCTGTCCGGCGATGCAGGAGCAACGCCAGTTGGAACGTTTTGTCGAGGATAGATAATTTCTTTGCCATAGGTCTAACTTGCGAACCCGCGCCGCACGCCGACGCGATGCGGCGCGGGAATTAAAAACTGAAAACTGTTTTTACAAAGCGGAAACCGGACGCACGGCGTGCGTGCTATACTTGCCGTAGTTGCCCACGTAGCCCGTGCCGCCGATGTAGACGAACGCGATGTTGGAATT